ATTTCATGATGCGTTAGAAGCACAGGCAATAACATCTAGTGTTCTTGAAGTAGTGAATGATATTACTATAGATTGGATACCTTGGCTTGTAAATTTTTTAAAAGAAACAGTAACAGAGTTAATGTCGTATTTACTCACTCCGGAAGGAATGGGTGAAGCAATGGGCTTATTGTTTGGATATCTTATAATAAGCTATGTATGTGAATATTTTTTAGGATTTACACAGGCTAGTGTTTCAGAGTTAATTAAATTTAGAGATAATTACGCGGTGCAAACTTTTGAAGGGCAGAGTGAATTAGATACAAGTGATTATGTACATACTAGTAAAAATCATTGTTTCTTCGCTAGTGTTACGTCTCTTGTAGATGGAAAGAGAACAACAGTGAATACTCAGATCACGATGTCAGGAAAATATATATTGCTAAACGATCATGCAGTTGGAAGTGAGCCAGTTCTTAATATTTATAAGGATTGGTTAGCGTACGAAAATAAGAATATGCTATTTAACAATTTGCCCGCAGTAGTAGAAGAAAGATTACTTTGTGAAGATTTGGCTATATTGAGAGTGGATAAATTCCCAGTAACACCCATGAGGGTGTATAGATGGCCTAAAGATGACGATGTTGATTTTTTTAAAGCGAGGGAATTGTATTGTGTTAATAGTGATATAATAAAACCCATGAAAGAAAGGGGAAATTGTTTTGTTAATTCTTATTTAGTTAAATATGCTATGTCGAAGAAAGAGTATGTTATGTACCCAGGTTCCACAATATCTTACGATTTGAGTTGTCCTGGTTTGTGTGGCAGTTTGTTAATGACTGAAGCAGGAATTCCATTAGGACATCACATAGCAGGAGACAACATCACTAAAGAAGGCGTAATTAAATTATGGACTAAGGCAACAAGAGATAAAATAAGATCAATTATGTCTGGAAAAGGAGGCAAGTACGAACCGATGTTTAAAGAATTGAAAGATTTTTCAGGAATGCGTTTTTTACAAACAGATCTAGTATCTTCTAGAACGATGAATAAAAGCGGTTTTAAACCCACTTCTATGAATACGATCAGAGAATGTGAAGAGATGGATGAGATATTAGATAAGATGGAGGAGTTGCCCTTTGTCGTTCCGCGACAATTGAAGGCCCCAGCCAACTTGAATGCATTTGGAAATAAAACGTTAAAAGAAATGTCGAAAAAATCGTACAGGCCTATACCTATGATTGCTAAAGAAGAAATAGATTTTGCGAAAGAATGTTTGGCGTCACAATTTGTGCCGTTTAAGAAGGTATCAGAATATGATGCAGCTTTTGGCACTCAGGAATTGACAGAAATGAATAGGAAAAGTGTAAATGGATATGGATATGGAAAAGATAAGAAAACATACATAGATTATGAGAATAAGATAATATCTCCTGAATTATTAGATAGGCTACGGTCCTTTAAGGACAGAGCATTGAGAGATGATTTGAGAGTGGAAGATATTCTGTGTGTGGAAGCTTTGAAGGATGAATTAAGACCGATAGAGAAAGTCAATAAACCAAGATCTTTTAGAATTTTGCCATTACACCACACTTTTTTAACAAAACAGTATGTGGCAGAATTATTTTTGCACATAAAAAGAAATATGTGGACCAATGGTATAGCAATAGGAATGAATCCCTATTTAGATTTTGACAAGCTCTATAAGGTATTAAAAACGAAAAAGACTCATTTTGACGGAGATTTTGGAAAATATGACGGAAGTGCGCCTAGTCAATTACAAGACGCAATAGTAGATGTCGTATTAAGCTTTTT